AGACGCGGGCGCGCCCTTGCCGCCCTTGCCGCCCTTGGCGGGGGGCTTGGCGGGGGTCTTCGCGCCCTTCTTCATGGCGGGCTTCTTCATCGGGGACTTCTTCATGGCTTACTCCTCGCAGACGAAGTGGGTGATGTAGAGGAAGGTGTACGCCTTGCCGTCGCACGAGATGGTGGTCGGGAGGCGGTTCACGCGCTGCGCGAGCGCCGAGCACGCCTTGGCGAGCGCCTCCTTCGACGGGAAGGTGAGGACGACGGGGGTGTCGGTCCCGACGAAGACATGGAGCATGGGCCCGGCGGGCTTCTCGGCGAGGGGCTTCTCGGAGACGGGAGCCTCGGCGGGCTTGACCGGCTTGGCGCCACGCGCGCGGACGGGCATGGGGGCATCGGCGGGGAGGATGTCGGTGTCGGAGGTAGACATGGTGTAGTGCGCTCCAGAGGGTGCGGGGGTACGCTAACACATGGCCAAGAGCAACAAGCCCCGTGCGACGCGCACCCTGTCTGAACTCATGGCAGAGGATGGGGCGTCCTATGTCGGCGAGACCCATGACCCGAACTCCGCCGCTCCGCCGGAGCCGGAGGAGGAGCTGCACCCGCTGATTGACGAGCGGCTGGACCTGTCGTCCATCGACGGGGCGATCCATGTCGCGAACGCCACGCTGGACGCCTATGTCAAGCGTAAGGTGAGCGACAAGCAGGTGGCCACGCTCATGGAGATCGTGAAGACCTCTTCCGGATTGCTGGCCACCAAGGCCAGACTCGACAAGCCGAAGGACCCAGCTGCCATGCCGGCGGTGGAAGAGCAGGTGCGCATGCTGGCGCAGACGGGGCCGTTCGGGATGTTCGCGACAGCGAGCCGTACGATCCGGGTGCAGGAGCCTCCGATGCTGATGGCCCCGCCGCGTGTACCGGTACTGACGGGTGACGAGTGAGCGGGATCGTCGGGCCGGGGCATCCGGACTTCTGGAACCCCGCCGTATTCCTGCCACAGTGGAAGGTGCGCGCGAAGCAGGGCAACCTCGTGCCCTTCAACCTATGGTCGCACCAGCAGATGCTCGCGGCGGCCGTGATGCGTTGCTATATCGAGGACAAGTGGCTTGTCCATGTCAAGCCTCGGCAGGAAGGAAGCAGCACTTTCTTCACGGGCATCGCCACGCAGCACGCCATGTACCGGATCGGGTGCCGCGCGGCGCTGCTCGCCCACAAGAAGGACACGGCCAAGAGCCTGAGCGAGATCGCGATTCGGTTCTACCAGTCCACGCCGCAGGCCATCCAGCCGCGCAAGACGCTGGGACTGAAGCGCACGCTGGAGTTTCCCCAGCTCGACAGCCGCATGACCATCGCCAGTGTGCGCGACGAGGAGCCGCTTCGCGGCGACACCGTGCAGGTGCTGCTGGCGACGGAGGTGTCGTCGTGGGAGGAGAACGGCGGACCGGAGGCATGGACCTCTGCGCTGAACGCCGTGCCGCGCGACGGCGGGTTCGTCATCGCCGAGAGCACCCCGAAGTTCCACGGAGACCAGCTGCATCTCCTCTGCAACGACGCCGAGACGCCGGGCTCCCGGTGGTTGAAGGTGTTCATCCCGTGGACGCTGGTGGAGGAGTACCGGGTAGCCCCGCCTCGGGGGTGGAAGCCGATCAAGGATGTGCTCGACTACTCCAACCAGAACGGGCTGACCGAAGCGCAGGCGTTCTGGATGCAGACGGAAGGGCTGCCCCGGTGCGCCAACGACTTCGCGAAGTTCCGTGCGGAGTATCCCGTCAACGAGCTGGACTGCTGGGTGCTGGCCGGCGAGAGCGTGTTCCCGCAGGACGCGCTGATGGTGCGGGCCAAGGAGCTGGACGGAGGGACGGGCCTGACCATCGAGACCAAGCCGATGGAGGCGTGGAAGCCGGCGGTCCGGGACCACCGGTATGTCATCGCGTGCGACCCTGCGAGTTCATGGTCCAAGAAGGACATGTTCGGCGTGCAGGTGCTGGATGTTGACGCGTGCGAGCAGGTGGCCGAGTTCGTGGGGCACACCGACGCGTTCGCCATGGCCCGGATGCTGACCGAGCTGTCGAAGACCTACAACGGGGCGAGGGTCTATGTCGAGGCGAACGGCGTGGGCGACGCCGTGCTGAGCCATCTGGTGTCGATGGGCTTCCGCAATCTGTACTGGCGCCCGGGAGGCAACGGGCACAGCCGAGCCCCCGGCTGGTACAACACGGCGAAGAGCAAGGCCGAAGCCGTGTCCATCCTCCAGCAGCTCATCGCGGACGGGAGCCTGAAGCTCCAGAGCCTCCGGTGCATCCGGCAGCTGCTCAACTACCGTGGCCAGTGGGACCGGCTGGACCGGGACGCGCAGGGAGGGCACTTCGACCTCGTGGCCAGCTTGGCCATCGCCGCATGGGCATGGCGACAGGAGAGCGGGCGGGGGTGGGCCGCGCGCCAGATGACGGACAAGGAGCGGGCCGACCAAGCGTGGCGCAGGATACTCCGCGTCGCGGACGCCGTGCCCTCGAACCTTCAAGGCGGGGACAAGTCCCCATGGGGAACACACCGATGAACGCGATGCGACCGAACGAGATGGCTGAAGGCGTGGTGGGTCAGGAGGCCCCGGACCGTACGCTCGTGCGCATGGTCGCCACGGTCCAGCAGATGGAGGACAACTACCGGAAGTTCCGAGCCGGCGAGGACGCGCGGAACCTTGCGTACTGGCGCGGCCAGTTCTGGGCCGGCGACGGCATCCGGGTCATGGAACAGGAGATCAAGAGCTACCGCGCGCAGCTCAACGAGACCTTCCCCATCCTCGACACCATCGCCAGCGCGCTGGCCATGGATCTTCCGCAGGTGGAAGCGCTGGACCACCGGAGCCACGAGTTCGGCATGGTGCCGCGTTCGCAGGACCCGTTCTTCGTCGGCAAGCGCATCGCGGCGGTGCTGAATCTTTACGCTATGGAAGACGATCTGGACGACACTCTCCACCAGATGGTGCTTCATTCTCTTATCTTCGCGAAGGGTGGCATCGTGAAGGCTGCGTGGTCGGCGCAGCAGCAGCGAGTCATCTGGCGCTTGAAGATGCCGTGGGAGGTCTTCTTCGACCCGCAGGCGCGTCGGATGTCGGATGTGAACTGGGCCTTCGAGCGGTTCCCCATCCACTACGAGACCTACAAGCAGCGCATCGAAGACGGCGTGTACCGTCGTCCCACGAAGGAGATCAAGCCCGACACCTACCCCCGTTCGCTCGTGGAAGACGAGATCAACGACGAGCAGGAGAAGGATCTCCGGAGCAAGGGGCTTCGCGAGTACATCACCATCTACGAGTATTGGGACTTCCGGAAGGGCGTGCTCTACCACTTCACGGCAGAGCCGATGGAACTGCTCATGGTGGCCCCCCTTCCGTACGGGAACCCCTACACCGCGCTCGTCTACAACAACGGCATCGGGCGTCTCGATGGCGTTCCCGATGCGACGCTCATCGCTCCTGTCCAGCGAGACATCAACGAGCTGGTGAGTGCCCGTAGAGAAATGGTAGCGCGTCTCCCCCGGAGGATGATGCTGGACCGGAGGCTCTTCCGTAGCGAAGAGGAATGGGAGCGGTTCAAGAACAGCCGGGCGTGGGAGCCCACCCTGCTGGACGCTCCGCCGGACGGGAACATCCAGTCCTCCATCTTCGTGTCTCCCGAGATGCCGACGACCTTCGACTTCAACAAGCATCTGGACAGCGCCCGCGAGAATGTCCGCTACATCCCGGGCACGGGCGACTTCCAGCGCGGTCAGGTCGCGAACATCCGTACCGCCGCTGAGGCGAACATGATCCGGGCCAGCGTCGAGGGGCGCATGAATGTCCGGGTGCGGCGCACCGTGAAGGCGGCGAAGCAGATGTTCGACCGGGCGTTGGAGTGCGTCCGGTGGGCGGTCTCGAATCCCGAAGCGTCGGGCATCGACATCGCGCGGCTGTGGCTGGAGACCCAGAGCGATGTGGATGTCTTCACCTTCCGCATGGACCTGCTGAACGAGAACTTCAAGTTTCGCCTGCTGCCTTTCTCCCCGCTCATGGAGGACAAGGTGGCGCGGCG